TACGATCGCAAGTACATCTCTCGTAGCAGCTGCTGACCATTTCTCTATAGTACAGTACGAAGGTACAAAATCTAATGGAACGGTAGGGCATGGTCTTTCCGCCGCTCCAGAAATGATAATGATTAAAGATATCGACGCCGTCGAAAGTTGGATCGTCGGTCATAATGATATAGGCTGGACAAAAAATGTTTACTTAAACTTAAATAATGCTCAAGCGACCAGTGCTACGATTTGGCAGGACACGGCTCCTACATCAAGTGTGTTTAGTATAGGCACAAGTGATGGCGTCAATAAAACAGAAACACATATTGCATATTGTTTCCGATCAGTTCCCGGGGTGTGTAAGGTAGGAAGTTATCGAGGTAGTGGAGATAGTAATGGGGCGTTTGTGAATCTTGGATTTAAACCCGCATGGGTTATGACAAAGAATATAACTGATACTGAACATTGGATCATTCAGGATACCGTTATGCAACCAAATAATCTCAATGATGAGTATCTCTCCCCATCACAAAATATTGCCGCGGCAACTGGTCTTTATATAGATTTTCTTGCAGATGGATTTAAAATTCGAGGCAATTCAAATATGACAAATGGTGCATCCGACAAAATGATTTATCTTGCGATGGCAGAGGTTGCGGGCAACGATTCTTACCCGCCAATCTATGGTAGATAAGATATAAATAAACAAAACGAGTGAAGTACTATATGATGATGCTCAAACATAGGAGGAATACACAATGTGGGCAATGGTAAAATCAGGTCAGGTAACAGCGATCTACAACCGGCCAAAGGCAATCACAATCGATGGAGTTCAACACCCGTCATCTATCTTCACTGTATGGACAGCTGAACAGAAAAAAGCGATCGGTATCTATGAATATAGCGAAGTCAATGCAAGTCCAGACAATCGTTACTATAAACAGGGAACATCCGAAACTGTTGTAAACGATTCTGCTGGTACGGTCGTAAAGACTTGGACACCCGCCGCAAAAGATCTTGCTGATAAAACTGAAACCGTTGATGGTGAAGAGGTCGTTACTCTTGGAGTTAAGAGTAACGAAAAAGAAAAAGTTAAGATTAGAGCAGCCAGTCTGCTGCAGGGATCCGATTGGATGGCGATTCGCGCAGCCGAAGGTGGAACTGCTGTTCCGTCTGCTGTAGCTACATACCGTGCAGCGGTTCGTACGAAGTCGAACTCGATGGAAACTGCCATCACTAATGCTGCTGATACGGATGCAGTGATCGCTCTTGATGTAAATACATATCACGCGAACGGTTCTATCAATGCCGTAGCAACACTACAGGATTGGCCTGAAGTACCGGACGCGCTTAAGTAAGGAAAGAAAATGGCACTCACAACATTAGGAAACACTGCGTTCAGCACTTCGGCAGTTGTCAGTGCTACTATCAAGAACAGCGCGGTTGTTTATAATAAATTAGATGCTAATACTGCTCACACTGATCGCAATCAGTCATTCAGTGTTGCTCAGCGTGGCAGTATCAGTGCTCTTGGTGTACAAACATCAGCTGTAACTTTGAATATGAACACGTCGAACTATTTTAGTTTGACGGCGAATGGAAACATCACAATTGCGAATCCTACGAATACGACAGCCGGTCAAGCAGGTGCACTGTTCGTAACAGCAAACGGTAGTTATACAACATCATTCGGATCACACTGGCGATTCGCAACTGGAACTGCACCAACTTTGTCTACAACTGCAGCTAAGGTCGATAGAATTGATTATGTCGTACAAACGGCAAACACAATACACGCGGTGGCCACGATCGATCTCCTTGGTACTGCATAAGGAGTTTTAGAATGCCAATTCTTGGTGAAACTAATATCCGACAGGGTTCCGCGGCCGCGGGCGGCGGTCACATTATCGAAGGATCTGGTTTATTTAACGGCACGAACGGTAAGTTAACAAGAACCATCGGTTCGGCAGGGAACAGAAGAACTTTTATTCTTGAAGCAGCTTATAAAAGGGGTGGGACAGCGTCAAGTTATCTTACGCAGTATACGGGCGGCAGCGACACGTTCTATTGGTATCTGAGTTCTGATCAGGTATATGTTCAGGATTACGACGGCAGCAATCGAATAGAACTAAAAAGTGACGCGCTTCTGCGCGACTTTAGTGCATGGTATCATTTAATCGTTGCAGTCGATACGACACAAGGAACTAACACAAATCGTGTAAAAGCATGGTTAAACGGCGTTCAATTAACTTGGGCGGCGTCACCTGGAACCTACCCTGCTCAAGACTTAGAAACCAGGTGGAACCAAGGTTCTAAAGAACATCAAATCGGTTTTTCTTCTACCACCTATAGCCCTGATTATTGGGCCCGTGCCGCTGCTTACGACGGTCAGACAATGACTGATCCAGTTACGGATGGATTTGGTGAATACGATGACAATGGAAATTGGGTTCTTCTTGATGTTTCTGGAAAAACTTTTGGAACCACAGGCTTCCTAATTGAAGGTGGAGCAGCGTTCACTAACGGCACAGACAGTAGCGGTAACTCTCAGAACTTTACTAAGGGTGGCACTATTACCGATGTTGACGACTCTCCAACGGATAAGGCGTCAGACAACTTTGGGAACTACTGGACGTTAAACCCATTAGCATCCACTGAAACCCTTACTAATGGCAAGAATTCGTTCACCGCTGCTGCAAACTTTACGACTTATGCCACTGCACCGGCCATACCCATGTCTGGTAAGTGGTACTTTGAAGTGAAGGCTGTAGGCGGCGACTCGGCGATTGGATCGAGTGCCAGCTATGATGCTTATCTTGGGTTGGTCTCAACGGACATAGCAATTCCAACTGGATCGCATACTTCAAATGCAGATTTATGGGTGATCGCAAACTGGAACCCAACTCCTTCAGGGCAGAAGAATAACAACTCAACAGCAACCTATACGCCGACAGCCGGTTTCGCTGACAATTCTATAATAATGGTTGCTATAGACATGGACAACAATGCGATGTGGTTCGGGAATGATAACACCTGGGCCGGATCAGCTACAGCTTCAGAGATTGCTGCTGGTACAACGACTAATGCTGCGTTTACTAGTGCTAATAATAGTTTTGGCTCGAAACAAATGATGCCGTATATCGCAGCTCATTCAGACTTAGCCACCTACAATTTTGGAGCCACAGCTTTTGCTCACACACCACCTACTGGCTTCAAAGCATTATACACCGCCAATCTCCCGGCTCCGACTAAGAAGAATGCAAGCGACTACTTCTTTACTAAACTTTACACCGCTAACAATACAGACAACCATGCAATTACTGGTGTTGGGTTTCAGCCCGATTGGGTTTGGATTAAAGACCGTGATACGGTTGCATCACATGTCGTCTTTGATTCCGTTCGTGGTGCACAGAGCGGCGCCGGTTTCATAACTGTAAACACCACGGACTCAGAGGGACAAGGCGGGAACACAAACACACTCAAGTCATTCGATAGTGATGGGTTTACACTGGATGATGACAGTGCCGATCAGCGTGTAAACTATGCTGGCGAATATGTTGCTTGGTGTTGGAAGGCTGGTGCCTCCGCATCAAGCAATGGCACTGGTAGTATTACAAGCACAGTAAACGTAGCGGATCATGGTGGATTTAGCATCATTACATATACTGGTAATGGAAGCGCTGGAGCTACTATAGGTCATGGTCTTAGTAAAGCTGCGGATCTTCAATTTTTTAGGCAGCGAAATGGAACTAATGATTGGCACGTTGGTACGAATGTAACAGGGTCAATCATTGGCGCTGAATTAAATAACAACACTGCAACGGTTACTGCTGCGGTTACTGCCTTTAATGCAACCACTACAGCGTTGGCAGCAAGTGGCGTTGTTAATGACAATACTGATACTTATGTAAGTTATGCTTTTGCTAGGACACCGGGTCTGATTGCTTGCGGAAAGTATGTTGGCAACGGTTCCACTAACGGATCTTATGTAGTGGTTGATGACGGTGGATCTGGTTTTAGACCAGCGTGGGTAATGATCCACAACATAAGCCAAGCTGGAAATTGGTTCGTTTATGACAATCAGCGAAATACAACCAATGTTGTTAATAAATACTTAATTGCTGATGGTACTGCTGCTGAAGCAACCAGTGGCCCAGTGCAGCTAGATTTTACTGCTAATGGGTTCAAGCTAAGATCAACAAACGATGGTACAAATGCAACCGATAACTACATCTACCTTGCATTTGCAGAACAGCCATTCGGCGGTGACGGTGTATCTCAAGCAAAAGCGAGGTAGAATACAAAGTCCAGTCATTATAAATAGTAGCAAATAGACTGGAGTGTACAATGGCAGTTCCAAGCACAAGGGAAGCTTTTAAGAGTTATTGTCTTCGCCGCCTTGGTGAGCCTGTAGTTGACGTTAATGTAGATGATGAGCAGGTCGAGGATCGGATAGACGAAGCTCTTAAGTATTATCAAGATTATCATTTCGATGGTACCGAGCGTGTTCTCATAAAACATGTCGTTACTGCAACCGATGTTACGAACGGATATATAACACTTTCGGACAACGTCATCGGTATCAATCGAATTCTGGACATCGGACAAGCTGTCCAGTCATCGAACCTCTTCAATATCCGATATCAGATACACCTGAACGATCTCTTTGATCTATCAGCATCATCTTATGTGCCGTATGTCACCGCTATGCGACATGTTGAGTCGCTAGAAGAGCTCTTCGTTGGCAAGAAACCAATACGCTATAATCGCCATACCAATCGACTTCATATCGATATGGATTGGGATAACGATGTAGAGGCCGATGAGTATATCATAGTCGATGCATATCAGATACTCGACGGTGATACTTATACCGATCTCTGGGGCGATAGATGGCTATCAAGATATGCAACTGCACTTATCAAACGACAGTGGGGGTCTAACCTTACTAAGTTTGAAGGTCTACAGATGCCTGGAGGTATAACCTTCAATGGAGCTAAGATATACGACGATGCGGAGTCAGAGATTCAAAAACTTGAAGAGGAAATGATTGTAAACTATAGTCTGCCTGTTCAAGACATGATAGGATAATGTCGTGCCAACAAATGTGTACTTTAATAACTTTGCGTATGCTCGTGAGCAGGACTTAGTTGAAGATCTTACGATAGAAGCCATTAAGATCTATGGTCATAATGTAAAGTATATTCCTAAGACCGCAGTCAGACGAGATGCCTTATTCGGTGAGGACACTCTTGCAACCTACGATGACGCGGCCGATGTTGAAATGTACATTAAGAATGTCGAAGGTTTCGAGGGAGAGGGTGACTTCCTATCTAAGTTTAATCTTGAGATACGAGACTCGGTTACGTTTACAGTAGCAAGAAAAAGATTCGACCAGGCTCGATCCGAAAGACTTACGACAGAAGTAGGTTATAGTTATCTTCAGGAGAGTGCAAATACAGCAGCACCTTCAAGACAGTTCCTATCAACATCTGCGAACACCGCGTATCTCTCCGGCATCAATCTTGAAACCGGTACCGATGAAGGATACGCAATTACAAACAACCGCCCTACCGAAGGAGATCTTATTTGGTTTCCGATGGTGGATAAATTATTTGAGATTAAGTTCGTAGAACACGAAGCGGTCTTTTATCAGATGGGGAGGCTACAGACATACGATCTTCGTTGTGAACTCTTTACATATAGTAACGAGCGTATTGATACAGGCATCAGTGATATTGATGCAATCGAGGATAACCTCTCGACCGATATTCTTACGTTTGAATTTAGTCTTGAAGACGGAGGTGGATACGGTGCAGGTGTTCTACAGAGTGAGGATGGCGGTTCAATCATGCAGGAATACAGATTGGAAGGTGCACAACCAACTGCAAACAATGAGTACTTCCAATCGAACGATCCAGTGTTCTCATCTTCTTCGATTATTGACTTCAGCGAGAGCAACCCATTCTCAGAAGTGGATAGGTTCTAATGTTTGGTAATTCATTCTACTTCGGTACGATACGTAAGTACGTCATTGCATTCGGTAATCTATTCAACGACATATATGTCCAGAGATTAGATTCAAATGGCAATCGTATTCAGACACTCGCGGTTCCTCTTGCGTATGGTCCAAAAGAAAAGTGGTTGGTTCGTTTAGTACAGGATCCGAATCTAGATCAAGACGTAGCGATTACACTGCCACGCATGGGATTCGAGATTACGAGTCTTACATACTCGCCACAGAGAAAGTTATCATCAACACTTAAGAACTCACGATTAAAGACGTCTGATCTTGATAGAGTCGATACGCAGTTCGTTCCGGTTCCGTATGATATTAACATACTTCTATCCATCTTTGTAAGAAATGCAGATGATGGAGCTCAGATCGTAGAACAGATCGTACCATACTTTCGACCAGAGTTCGTTACGAATGTAAGACTGATTCCTGAGATGGGAATCGTTGCCGATACGCCGGTTGTACTTCAAGACGTATCAATCGAGGATACATATGAAGGCGACTTTGATACAAGACGAGCACTCATCTATAACATGAACTTTAATATGAAGGCGTACTTCTACGGACCTGTATCGAATAGCGGTGTTATTAAGAGAACGATCATTCCAATTGCTATGGACACGGCAGCGGATACTCCATTCGCAGAAAAGATTACGGTCACGCCGGCACAATTCGCAAATGGCGCGCCTCTTACATCACCCTCGGCTAACTCTTCGTTGTCTGTCAATATTGATCAGATCAGTGCAAACAGCGACTTTGGATTTACGGTAGATATCAATACAGACACACCAATCAGATTTTAGAGCGTCGTTATGAAAACAAATATGGAAAAGAATATGGAAGACATCTTCAACCTTCCTGCTGATACCAAACCCATGGTTGAAGTTTTGAACGATAGTCGTGAAGTGATTGAAAAGTTCGATTCACAGGATCACGACATCGATGCTGATTACGAATATGCTCGCGATAATTTACGCAGTATGATTAATGCAGCACAACAATCTATAGAAGATCTTTCTTCAATCGCTTCAACGTCTGAATCACCAAGGGCGTACGAGGTGCTCTCGACTCTGATAAAGACTATCGTCGATGCAAATAAAGACCTCCTTGAGTTGCAGCGTAAGGTTCAACTGCTAAAGAACGAGGGCGATTCAAAACCTCAGAACGTAACGAACGCATTGTTTGTAGGAAGTACTTCTGAGTTGCAGAAACTAATTAAACAGAACTCAGATATCAAATAGCGACAAGGCTATTATATCACAACCGGTGAAAAAGTCAATAAGAATGGACACATATCTCGCAAATCCTAATCTAAAAAGAGCACACGTTCCTATTGAGTTTACGGCTGACCAGGTCGAGGAAGTAATTAAGTGTTCACAGGACGTTGTATATTTCATTGAGAACTATGTAAAGATTATCAACCTTGACGAAGGGTTGGTGCCATTCAATATGTATCCCTTCCAACAAGACATGGCAAATATGATTACTGATAATAGATTTTCAGTGATAAAGACGTGTCGACAGGCAGGTAAGACAACAACTTCAGCTGCAGTTATACTGTGGCATGTGTTGTTTAATGAAAGTTATACGATTGCGATTCTTGCGAATAAATTGAGTACCGCGCGTGAAATACTATCAAGAGTACAAAGAGCATATGAAAATCTTCCTAGGTGGTTACAGCAGGGAGTGATCGTTTGGAATAAAACAAGTATAGAACTTGAGAACGGCAGTCAGATCATTGCGTCTTCAACTGCTTCATCTGCTATTCGTGGTTACTCCATTAACTTCCTATACCTCGATGAGTTTGCATTCGTTCCACGTAGTATACAGGACGACTTCTTTACTTCAGTCTATCCTACGATCATATCAGGTACTAACACCAAGGTTGTTATTACATCGACTCCTAACGGCTTCGATCTGTTCTATAAGATATGGATCAACTCAGTTGAGAAACGAAATGAGTATTCCAACTTCATGGTGAACTGGTGGGATGTGCCTGGACGAGATGAAGAATGGAAACAAAAGACGATAGCCAATACGAGTGAAGATCAGTTTAGACAGGAGTTTGATGCTGAGTTCCTTGGATCGGCGAATACGTTGATCTCTCCAAACATATTGAAGATACTCGCCTTCATTGATCCAAAGAGCAAACATTACGACGGTTCCTTGAGTATATACGAAGAACCTGAAGATGGTAGAAACTACTTTCTTGTTGCCGATGTATCAAGAGGGGTAGGTATCGATTCTTCGGCTTTCCTTGTATATGATGTAACAGAGATGCCGTATAAAGTAGTGGCTGCTTATAAGAACAATCTCATTGAGCCTATACTCTATCCTGAGATCATTTATCAGGTGGCAAGAAGCTATCGTGAAGCTTTCGTTATGATTGAAATAAATGACAATGGACAGCAGATAGCCGATATATTACATCAAGATCTTGAGTACGAAAACATAGTTTACACAACTGTCAAGGGCCGCGCGGGCCAGGTTCTAGGTGCAGGATTTGCGCCGAACACTCAGAGAGGAGTACGAACTACAAAGCAGGTTAAGAGATTAGGCTGTGTTAATATGAAAACTATGATCGAAAAGCAGCAGATTATACTTAATGATTTCCACGTTATCAATGAACTATCGACCTTTATACACAAGGGAAATAGTTACGAGGCTGAGAGCGGAGCACACGATGACCTTGTAATGTGTATCGTATTACTTTCTTGGGCAACCACTCAAACGTTCTTTAAGGAATTGACGGATACTGATTTCAGAGCGAAGATTCTAGCGGAACGAGAAAAGATGTGGGAGGACGAAGTATTACCTTTTGCTTTCTATGACGATGGTCAATCGGAAGAAAATGGAGTAAATATAAATACTTACAGTGAAGCTTGGATGCATGAAGACTCTTTAAACAAGTGGTGATTTTGGGATTTTTATAAATAATCGGAATGAGAAATTATCAGCTCTAATGAGGAGAATGAAAAATGCCTTTTCAAGTATCACCAGGCGTTAACATTTCGGAAATTGACCTCACAACTGTAATTCCCGCTGTCTCGACTAGCATA